CTTATGGTACGAGTTGCCGGTCATGATCAACGCTTGCACGTTTTGCGACGCATCACCGAACAGCGCTAACGTATCGTTAATAGCTGTCTGAGATATTGGCGCGGTGGCCGATACGTCGTTCGTCAATGCGGCTACATTGCTGATAGCAGCTACAAGAGCTAAGATCGCAGTGTTAAGCTGGTCAGCGATCAAAGCTTCCACGAAGTAACGCGCGGCAACCGTTAAGCCTTCTTGTGTCGGCTTACGTAGCCATGACATTTGACCCGGTTCGAATTGCAAAGGACCGAAGCCGCCCGCTACTTTAACGGTTGCGTGTTTGCCTTGTGTAATATCCACAGGCGCTACAACACCGTTAGCGGCGAAGCGGTCCACACGGCGTTTATTGCTGTGCAATGCGTTATAAAAAGACTGTTCAAAGAACGAGCCGTCGAAGCCTTCGCCTGTTAATACGATGGTATTGTTAGACGCGGCGTTAAATTTTTCCACTTCTTGCGGAAACATTTCGGTAACAAGGGGCATAATATACCCGTTGAATACTTGCATGACTGATAAAGACATGGCGGTTTACTCCTGTTTTAAGGTTAATTTACTGGTAGTTCGCTAAATCCGGGTATTGTTGTCCCGTATGTTTTTCCGTCAGACTCGCCACCGGCTCCGCCTTTGCCTAAACCGCCCTTGCTCTGCACCGCAGACACTAGAGACGGGTATCTCGTTTTTAAACTTGCTTTGTACTCGGTGACGGTTTGCGGCGTTGCTTTGCCGTTCTCGTCTAACACAATGACCGATCCGTCTGCCTGTATTTCTAGGTCGGCGTCCGCCATGCGTTTAAGTATGGCCCGATTCGCTTCGGTAGCGTTAGCGGCTACGTCTGCGACTAGGGCGCTTTTTGTTTGTGCGTTAGCCTTATTCTCGGCGTCGGTAATACGCTTCTGGTAATTGGCTTCTGTCTCGTCGACCTTCTTCGTAAGGTTGGCGATAATTTCTTGTTGGCGTTGCGCTTCGGTAAGACCTTTTAGGCGGTCCGCTTCTGCCGCGTCCTTCGCTGCTTGGTCTGCTGCGCTCAGCTCGTCAAGCTTTGTTTTCATGTTGGCGGTGTCGCCTGTCAGCTTAGTAACGTCGCCTTGTAGCCTAAAGTTGTCCTTTTTGGCCTGTGCAAAGTCTTTATGTAAATAAACGGTAGCGCCGTTCTCTTCAAACTCTACAAAATCATTAGTTTCATTTTCTGGGATATCTTTCTTTTCTGCGTATTGAATAGCCATTGTTCCGAACCTCGGGTTAATTTAAGTTAGGCGTGAACCTCACGCCTTACGCATATAATAGCACCACCGTACAGAATGTCTACACCTGTCCGTTAGCCTCTAACTCGTCTAGTATTTCGTTACCGGTTTTAGTTAATACCCCGCCGCGCTCTAATTGTCTTAAAGCTTCGGCACGGGTGATCACGTTTTCACGTAACTCGCCCAGTACTGCCGCCCGCTCCTGAGCTGTCAAAGAGATAGCCACGAATTCACGCGAAAGTTGCACCGTCACGTCTTCAGCGCTAGAGCCATCAAACAACGCGGCCCACTCAAGGACCCGGCGGTAGCTCTCTTCGATATTCTTAGCTAGTGTAGACAACACGCCTTTTTTCTCTGCGCTGTTAATGCTGGCCGCGGTCGCTGTGTTGGCGCTTTCGCTTTCTTCACTAAACACGCCGCCTAGTGCTATGATCTGCTTCTTGTTCTCTTCCATGTATTTAAAAAGGGCGTTGCTGTCCGCTTCCCAATTCAAGTACCCTGCCTCGGCGTCACCAAATAACGGAATATGAGCGCCAGCCCCTAAGATAATTTGATCGCGCCCGGTGGCCTTCTTGTATTGCTCGAATGACTGCTCGGTCCACCCCTTCGTGTAGCTGGTAGGCTGTGCGGTTAAGCGTAGCGACTCTTTTAGCAGTGCACTAACTTGGTAACGGTGAATAGCCTTAGAGCTAATAGGGTCGATGTAGCCTAGCTGTTTAGGCACGTCGCCGATCTGACGTTCCGAAGAGTAGACGATCTCGAAAGGTATCTCGCGCAGTTTCTTAGAGTTAGCAAGCGGGTACACTAACTCGGACCATTTGCCTTCGGTGCCCTTCTTGCCCGATACAATGTAGCGGCGTTGGAAATACTCGCCGTCTTTGTCTAAGGCTAAAAGTAAATATGACTTAACGACGTCTTGACTAAACCCGGTAGACGTCACGCTCTCAGAATCAAAAACCTGCAGTTCTGACTCACACAATATAATTAAATTTAGTTGCTTAGTGCCGTTAATAACGCGATAAGACCAGTTAACAATACTTTCACGCGGGTAATGTTTGATAGTGGCACGTAGGCCTTCGTCTTTGCGCTGTTGCTCGGTTATCTCTGAAGGGTCCACGCCGGCGAGGTCTGAGTACTCGACTAGTAAACCATGGTACCGCATTTGTAAACATTCGGACGCGGTCAGCTCGATAGACTGAGCAAGGCCCGCCCCGTTGCCGTCTGCGTCGTTAATCAACTCGGGATCTACGCCGTCTACCTCAAGAGTAGGCGCAACGCGGAACATAGCGCCCACTAACGTGTCTAGCGTGTTGCCCGGTATGTTTTCATACTCCGCAAACGTTTTGTACGATACGTAGCGCAGTTGCTGCTCGTCGCTGTTGACTTCTTGCGGGTCGGTGCAAGGGTGCGGCAAGTATTTAACGCCGGCATTTTTCACCACGTCTTCACCGCCGACACTATCGCGCATACGCATAACGCCCGGCTTAGTAGCTATGTACTGCGGGTGCTCCCATTGGGCCTGCGTGCTATTCGTTTGAACTGTCATGATTCCGCCTTCCTGTATGCTCTCTCGCCTGCGTTAGTTTCTTTTAACTCTTCAAGTGTTAGTTGTCGCCCTGTCATGTCGGTAAACCGGTCGATCTTCAGGTCGCCGTCTACGAACAGTCTAGCGCGTTCCTTGCCTAGTGTCGATTCTATAAACCATCTAGGCTGACGGCGTAACCATTGGTCGCTAGTTACCTTAGCTTCGATAGTCTGTATGTCGAATATGTCCGCATCTTTTTTGCCCTTGTATGCGACCTTCTTATCGGTGCGGCCCTGCTTAGTCTCGAATTCTTCGGCAGCGTTAGCGCCCTTCTGTCCGCCTACGGCTGTCCGCTCAGTGTTAAGAGGGTCAAAGCCCTTAGTTTTAAATATGTACTGTGATCGCTCGTTAAAGTGAAACGGTAAGTTAGGGAACGGCTCGTCGGTTGGGTAAAAATTTAAGTGACGGCCTAAGCATATCGTAGTAGTGGCATTGTCTAGGGTAGCGAATAAGGTACGGCCCTCGATCAATGATTTGTTTTTCTTGGCGAACTCGTCGCGCGCTACGTTGGCATAATGCGACACGCCGGTACGTGCTAACGAGTCAGCGCCGGCACGTGCTTTGCCGTTCAGGAAGCCGCCCTCAAATTTGCCCGTTTTACGATTGAACGACCCGCGTAACTGCTTAACTATTTCTTGCTTAGTTAGCCCGTTGTTAAAACCTTCCCGTACTACCCCCGCTATGCCTCGCATCGTATTATCGAGGTTACGGCGTACGAATTGCGCCCACGTCCCGGACTGAGATACGTCGGTCGTCAACGTCATAACGGCGGTTTTAGTGCTGGCCTCGATCTGCTTGTTTGTTGGTGGTACCAGCGGGTCAGGGGTATAGTCCTGGTAGACGCCGGTAACTGCCTCGCCTTCAATCTTAGCCATTTTTAGCAGTTCGTCGCTAATGTCTCGCCACATCGTCGACCAAGTGGTACCAAACTCGGCACGCATTGCGATCGTGAGTTTGTTAACGTCTGCGGTCGTCATGTCGTCGAAGTCGTAGTCGGCCATTATGCGGGGCAATGAACGGCTAAGCTCTTGCGTCGTTGGTGCCACTTCTGTCCTTTCCAAATGAGTGCTGTAACGGTTCCGGTTTGTCTCCCGTCTCAGCTCTTCGTCTAGTATGTCGTTACTCGCCATAGTGACCCTTATCAGTGGGGGTTAGTTTGCCGACCTAACAGACCGGCGAAAAGTCTAGATTACCAAGACACTTAGACGTTAATTCTACAGGTAGGCCGGGCGCTTGGAAGCCGTTAACTTCCCAGTACTGCGAACTAGTCTCGCCCGTGCTACCGAAAAAGAGGTGCAGTTCGGTAGCGCTCACTACCACCACGTCGTCCGGGTCGTCCGCGCTGTTACGGTCGTCCGCGCCGAATATGGCCTGAACCTTGTCGAACGCCGTAAGGTCTACGGGGCCGCCGAATAAAATCACAACGGCGTTACCTTTACCCTTAATAACTTTGTTTTGTGTAGCCATTACGTAGCCTCGAATAGTTTGTCAGTCACGTCGACCGTGAAGTCTTCCCCGTCTAGTAGCGTTAAACTAGCGCCGCGATCCCAATAGCTGATCAGTAGCCCACCCGCTGGCGTTGAATTGTAGAACACCACATAACGGAAAGGACCCATAGAACCACCCGCCGCCGTGAATACTACGTCGGTTGTTACTGCTAGCGTGAACAACCCCGCAACCTGTGCGGCACTGTCGATCACGACCGTTTCGCCGCCTGCCGTGTAGCCGTTGCCCGCCGCTATTTCTGCGGCAGTTAACAGCACGTTATCGGAAGCGACTACCGGCGCGCGGTTAGTCAACGCTATTTTAAAAGTATCATTCGCGAAGTCATGTTTTTTCGTGTGAATGTCTGCTACTGCTTTCTGGTATTTCGTGTACGTTGCCATGATCTATTCCTCTTTAAATTTAACTGTCCACGCGTCCGCATAGCGGGGCACCACGTCAACGGCTTTGAATCTTGCCGTAATTCGGCCTATAACTTGGACCGTGTCGCCCGAGTGCGCCAGTTGAACACTTACGCCGGTCAGTGTGTACGTGCCTGCGTCTGCTACGATAACATAACTAGCGAAAAAGTCGACAGCCGCACCCGTTAGG